GTGATGTTTGGTGCGGAGGAACTTGGCGACTACTACCCAACAACAGCTGACAGGATCCAGTACACGCAGGCAGGCGAAACCCGCGAAGCAAAACTCCTTAACATTGTTACAGAACGTGGCACCAAAGCCATATTCCACACCGCCATAGCGAGGCCCCAATAATGGCCCGCAATGATTTTTTTAAGTTAGCGAAGAAGCTAGATATGGTTGCGGCTTCGGTTGTTAGTTTTGGTCCTATTCGTGCTGCACACCGCACTATCCGCGAGTTACAGGAGGAGGGGCCTAGCTGGAGCGGTCGTTTTTCTAATTCTTGGCAAATTGAAACACCTGATGGCCGTTCATTTAAGGGCACAGGGGCACCAGGCGAACCGCGATCCATAAATATCCCAGCACTAACGGGTCGCCAAGCTATTAGAGCGAGTTTTGCCAAAGATCGAGCAGTTTTTACGGTTTCTAATTTTTCACCATACGCAGCCTTAGCAACAGACGTCGAGCTTGGTATTTTTGACCGCCGTGAGACCGAGACCTTCGAGCCTGAAACAGTAAAAGGTATGTCAACATGGGAGATTGAAGATTCGGGTCGAAAGAGAGGCGGCACTTACCGGGGTGAAATCGGTGGCGGTAATCCTATGGGTGAATCCAGCCGCACTGCAGAACTCGACTGGTTCGCAACTTATATAGAAGGAGGCAAGGTGGATCGTGCTGTCAGAATCGAGATGGACGATCTGTTCACTGCATTATGAACTACCAAGCCATCCGTGCTGCAGTCGAGCAGCCCCTTCTAACTGCTTTCAATTCACTGTCCCCCGCAGTGCCGGTGTTTTTTGACAACATTACGGCTGCACCCAAAAACATCACAACAGAGTACGTGCGTGTCAATGTAACGTTTGGTATCACAAACGAACCAACACTGACGGGCAGCATCGACTTTGCGCGTGGTGCGGTGATTATCCGCGTATTTACCGAGAAAAACCAAGGCCCCTCCCGCAATCAAACCCTTTTAAACACCGCAGTTGGCGTTTTAGAAACTCTTAACGAAACAGCAAAAACAAACAGCGGCGTATTTTTCCGCGTCAGTGAAATTGAAGGTCCAACATTCTCGGCTGACGAAACATCACCCCACTTCATGGGGCGTATCGAGACAGGCTATAAGGCCACTGTATTGAGTTAGTAAAAAAGAGCTATCCTATAAAAAGCCGGGCAGTGCCCGCAGAAAACCCCCATTCTCTGGTACGCCAATGGCCGCCACCGTTCTGTCCGGCACCTCAGGTGCCCTGTATTACAAACCAGCTGGCACTCTGGGCCAGTTTGCCGAAGCTGACGTCGATTTTGCGAACGATCAGTTTACCGTCGCAACCTACCTAAACTTCAAAACAGGCGATCCTGTTAAGTTCAGCGTTGTGGACACGACGACCGGCGGAGCTGGCAGTGGAACGTTGCCCGCAGGTATTGTTGCTGGCACCACCTACTACGTTATTTCTTACACCGCATCAACCGGTGTGATGCAAGTTTCTGCAACGTCTGGTGGTTCAACGATCACGATCACTGACGACGGCAGCGCAGTCGCACCAAACAAGTTCCAGGTTGAGTACGCAACCTTTGCTTCTGTGGCTCAGGTGCGTGAGTGGAGCTTCGAGATCACCCGTGACGAAATCGACGTCACCACGATCGGCGCTACCCCAGGCCAGTACGTGCCTTTCAAAACCTTCATTGCAGGTTTTGCGGACGGTTCAGGCAGTGCAACGGTGTATTTCACCGACACCGACGACGCTCTGGGCAACCGGATGATCGAGGACGTGCTGCAGCGCATCCAAACCGGTGCCAAGTTCAAGCTTTACACCGACCAGGTGTTCAGCAGCGGCACCCTGAACGACACCCTCAGCCGCTCCATCGAATTCGAGGCAAACCTGACTTCCGCCAACCTGTCCATCAACCCTGATGACGCACAGGCCGTGGAAATCAACTTCCGTCCCACCACCACCCCAACCTTCGACTTCGCCAAGTCCTGATAGGATAAGCGAGCGAGAGGGCACAAACCCCGGTTACCTGCCGGGGTTTTTTATTGGCTTATCCGCTACAGTAACGCCATACACCAGCAAATCAAATGCCTGCTTCTAACTTGCGTGCGATCGACCGCCTTCGCAAAGCAGCCAACCTAGAGCCCGTCAAAAGAGAAGTCGAACTCTCGGATGGAACGATTTTCGAGATGTACGTTACGCCACTGACGATGGCTGAGCGTGAGCGTGCCCAGCGCAACGCCAAGTCTGACGACGCCAACGCTTTTGCACTGCAACTGTTGCTTGCCAAAGCCCAGGACGCCAATGGCCAAAAGCTGTTTAACGCAGGCGAAATCGACGTTCTGAAGAACGAGGTTAAGGACAAGGATCTGCAAGCTTTGATGCTCGGCGTTTTGACTGACGACGAAGCAGCAGAAATGGACCCAAAATCCTGAGCGCAGAACTTCGCAAGGACAACTGGCTCATGCTTCAGTTCGGCGTTGCCAAAGAACTAGGCATGAGTCTGTCCGAAGTTCGCGCCACCATGACCCCCGAGGAGTTGATCGGCTGGAGCGCCTACTTCAAGGTGATCAACGACGAGCAGCAAAAGGAAATGGATAAAGCACGCCGCCGCCGCTAAAGTAAGAAAACAGGTACGTCGGTCTGGCTGTGGCTTACAGAGCTGAAATACAGATCGGCGTAAAGGGCGCAAAAAGCTTATCCGACTTAACCGACCAAATAAATTTACTCGGTGAAAGAGTTGATTTAATACAAGACAATTTTCGTCCTTTTATTCAGACTGTTAAAAACTTTCAAGATAACCTGTCTCGTGCTACAAAAACACTAAAAAATGTTCGTCTAGGGACTGATGACGAGCGAGTAGCGATTGAGCAATATGTTCAAGCTCTTGGAGAAGCTAATGCTGTAAGAGCAAGGCAAAATAGTTTAATAGACCAACAAATAGCTAAACAAACTGCAGCCAATCGGGTTGTTCGGGAAGCATCCACAGGGTTTTCTGCAGCGAGGTACGGGCCTCAAGTCCCTGCTGGTACGGGAAGACAAGGCGATCCAGAATTTGTTTCATCTCCTGTTGAACAGCGTATTCAAAGGCTTCTTCAAGCTCAAGCTGAGGAGCTGCAGTTAAAAGAGGCTTTACGAAAATTAGATGAACAAGCAATTAAAGACCAAAACACAAAGTTGGACCTTCAGGCAGAGCTTGTAACTGTACTAAATAAGACTAGAGATGCCGCAAGGTTTAGAGCAGCTCAACCAGCTCAACAGCTAGCACTACCTGCTTTTAGAGAACGCGGTCTTCAGCTGCTTGATGATTCTGTAAAAGCGAATGAAAGCCAGCTTCGCATTGAGCAAGCGTTGAATGGTGAGAGAGCACGAGGCGTCCGTTTTCTTCAAAAACAAGCTGAAGAAGAAAGACGGCAACTAGAACTAGGTATAGCAGGCGTTTCTAGGACAAACTTATTACCTGCTAATGCCCAGCGTCAAGAGCAGGCTCTCGCCGCAGCAGCTGCAAAGCAAACTGAACGCCTTGCAATAGAACAACGCATACAAACTACAGCGGCATCTACTGTAACACAGTATAACTTAAAGCTAGGTCTTTTACAGCAGATGGCTGCCATAGGCCGTCGAATACAGCAGAGCACAGAGCAAGAGTTAATAAACCAACGCCGTATCACCCGGCAGGTAAAAGTTCGTAGAGGAAGGGAAAGGCAACGTCGAAGCAGAGAAGCTCTAGGTAGCGGTATCATTGGCGGTGCGTTTCCTTTGCTGTTTGGCCAAGGCGCTGGCGCGTCTTTTGGTGGTGCGGCGGGCGGTTTTGCCGGAGGTTTACTTGGGGGCCAGTTTGGCTTTGGTTTGAGTCTAGTTGGTACTCAAATAGGTGCATCATTTGACCAACTTACTGAGAGTGCAACTAACCTAGGTAAAGCGCTTAATCCCTTAACTGCAGACGTAGACAAAATTATAGAAGCCACCGGAGCGGCTAACACTAAATTTAGCGAATTGATAAAAAACCTTCAAGAATTAGGAAAGGAAGAAGACGCATTGCGTCTGGCGACCCAGAAATTGACTATTCTTGTTGGTCAAGATGGTGTCCAAGCTTTAAAAGATTATGGGAACGACACAGCAGAGCTAGGTAGAGAATTTGAAAAAGCCATGGCTTTGATGGCAGCAGGCATTGCTAAAGTTGTAAACCAAGTAGGACTATTAACTTTTATTACAAATCAAATAGAGGAGGCTAACTTACTTTCACAAACTTCTCAATCAACTGACCCTGAGCAACAAGCGCGTATCAGAGAATTACAAAGTTTACAGGGTGTAGGAACTAAGGGTACAGGAAACATAACGGAAATTAACGAACGCAGACGAAAACTAACTGCGGAAATCAAGGAAGAGCAGCGAAAAATTAACGCAGAGAAAGAACGCGAGCTTACTCTTGACGCACAAGCTGTATTACAAGCTGAAAAACTTAAGCAATTAAAAGAAAACGAGAGTAGCTTAGAAATTCAATCTGCAGAAATTTTAAAGTTGCGTAAAGCTGCCTTAGCAGCTGAAGGCGACGAACGTTTAAAACTTACAGCAGCAGCAGATGAAGCAATAGCTAAAGCTGCTTTTCAAGCCGAAAAACAAGAACTTATTAACAAAGCAATAGCAGGCGAAATAAGCTTCCGCGCGGTTGCTCTTGCTCTACAAACAAAACAAGTAGACTTAGCTGAAACATTAGCAAAAATTGAAGAGAGTTTAAACAAGAAATCAGGTAAGGGGGTGGGAACAACCTCTAGCGGCCCAGACGGAGAGAAAATTATTAAAACCCTGGTGCGTCAAACTGCGCTACAAAAAGAACTAAACACTTTAGCGAAAGAAACTCCCGAAGACAAAATTGGAGAGATTAAACTAAGTCAGGACAGACAGCTTTTGCAGTTGCAAAATAGCCGTCTTAGCACTTTGGACAGGATTGCAGAGATAACTGACGCAGACCTTAGGGCAGTAGCAAAGCGCTTAGAACTTGAACTCACTGCCGCCAAAGAAGCCGCAATACGTTTAGACACTGACCAAAAAATTACTGAGGAGAAAGACAGACAAAAAGACGCTATAGAGAAAAACTTGCGTAACATTCAGAACGAAATCGATCTAAGTAAAGCCCGTTTAAACGGCACAGAAGATGAAGTTAGACTAGAACAACAGTTGCAGGCTATAGGCGAGAACGCAGGTATTACGGATGCCAAAGCTTTAGAAGACCTTAAAACAAGACTTGAGCTGCTACAACAGCAACTAGCCAGCGAAAAAGCTATCCAAGAAGTGCGCAATATTCAAAAGCGCACAGAAACAGCTGGTGCGGGTCTTCGTGCAGGCTTCATCGGCCAGGCAGGCCAAGCATTTGAACAACAACTACAACAAGGTTCTACAGCAGAACGCGCCACCGAAATTGCTCTGTTAACCCAAGAAATGGAGCTTGCTGAACTGCAAGCACAATCTTTACAAAATGCTGTGCTTGGTATTGGCGATGCTTTTGCAACGGCAATGACTACAGGCGTAGCAGGGCTTATCGATGGAACGAAGAACGCCGAAGAAGTATTTAGTGATTTCTTAAAGGGTGTCGGTAACGCACTTCTTCAATCAGCGCAACAGATGATCGCCACCTACATCGCAATCGGCATTG